GAGTTGCGGCATCTCCTCCAGGTTTAAAACTATCGCTGCAAAATAATATGTTGTTGAACTTATAAATGCTTCTACCAAAATCGATAATCTTGAAAATACGACCATATGTAGGAACTTTGTAATACTTCTTTTTGTAACAATAGTACAAATATTTTTTATCCGTCGCATTGTACATTATATTATTTGTGTGCAAATCATTATGCGTAAATGAATACGCTTTCTGATATGTAATCAAAATCATGATGATTTGCATAAATGCTGATAACCATTCATTATTTTCCAATTCACTAGATAATATTAATTTGTCAAATGTACTCTCACAATGTTCCATTGCAATTAATTGGATTGGAAATCTTGGAATAGTCGCATACAAAGTTTCTTCCTCTTCCTCTTCACTTTCATCATCTTCGTCTTCATTTTCTTCCATTTCATCTTCTTCGTCTTCCCACTCGCAATCGTCATTTTTATCTTGTTCAATGTCATCGTTTTCGGTAGGATCTTTATTATCACTATCTTCATCTACATCTTCTTCGTCGTCTCCTTCATTCGATGTATGCGATATTCTAGAGGAACACGAAGAAGACGATTTTATAGAAGTTGTATTATTATTTGAGTGTGTGGCGCTACAATTTTGTGTAATCTCATCAATGTTTACCTCAGTTAGTTCAGATAAATTAATAATATTTGGATCTTTTGTTTCTGTTGTTAGAAATAAATCTTCAAATACATCTGTATTCAATGATTCAATGGATTCATCAAAATTCAGAATATTTTCTTGAATTTGGATTGGTCTCAATTTAACTACTTCATCGTAATCTGTATCTAGCATCAAATGAGAATAATCTTGAACTTGAAATAATTCATTCTTGTGTTTATTAAAAAAATCAGATTTAATCAAATAATCTATATCATCAATTACATTAACCATAAAATTGGTTTTAATACCTAAAAAGGATCCATAATAATCAACCCCGTGAATAAATTTAGAGTGCAATAACTTACTGCTTAGAAAAGAGAAAAACCCGTCTACATACGAAGAATTATTCACATCTAATATTTTGTCTTCCACATTATAATTCATTTCTGGGTTTAATAATGGAAGTTGTAGTAGGTCATTGATATTTTTATTATATTTTCCCATCATGTATTTATACGGGTCTAACAAAGGCGCCATTTTAAAAAACACATTGCTTTTTGTAAATATTGAATCGTCTTCTACATTTTTTAATACACAACTGAAACAATTGTTTTCATCTAAAGGTTCTTTAACACTAAAAAGATATCGAGGATGATTTAAATTAATATTATTGTAATTACTGTCATTTAATGTAAAAAAATTTTTATATATAGGAGTATAATTTTGCAAATTATACATGGACAAAATTTCGTGAGACTCTAATTCTTTAAATAATTCCTTATTCTTTCTTTTTTGGTAATTAATCTCCAATGTTGTCATTTAGCTACTTAATATATAAATTAAATCTGTTTTAAACTTATTTATTTGGATTTGTATATATTCTTATTTTCTTATTATTATTATATAAATGGAAACGATAAATAGTTTTAGCAATCCAACTAAATTTAAAGAGCAATTAAAAAAGTTTATTGTGGATAATGGCGTGATCGGGACAGCAGCAGGTGTTAGCATTGCACTTGTCACTAAAGATATAATTCAGTCTTTTGTTGGAGATATTATTTTACCTAGTTTCTATTTCGTTTTGGCTAGTTTAAAGATTAACCAAGTAACAGAAATGCTGCCTGGAAAACGTATTATTGACTTTACCAATTTTATGAAACAAGTCATTAGTTGGGTACTAGTTATTATTATTACATATTTGTTTATTACCATTACGTTTCAATCTTTATTAGGAATTGGTGGTCCAGAACCAGTAAAAGAACCTGTCAAAAAAGAGGGGTTCTTTGGTGGTGCTCTGCTATTCTAAACTTTTGAATTATTTTTTCGGGTTCTTCTTCCATATTTACAATATTGTTTTTGAGAAAATCCTTTAGGGCGACGACAATTAATACTTTTTTTGTATTTTAGACTCCATTTTCTTACTTTTACCATATTATTATAATAAGAGAAAAAATTGATTTGTTTGTTAAAAAGAAATCAATTACAATAAAATGACAATCTGTACTCACGAATCTTGTAATAAAAAAGCGACCTTTAATTTTCAAGGATTAAAGGCAGAATATTGTGCTTCGCACAAAGAAGAATTAATGGTTGATGTGGTGAACAAAAAATGCATAACTTGTTTACAAAAACAACCAAATTGGAATTATCCTGGTTTACAATCACAGTATTGCGGCGATTGTAAATTAGAATCAATGATTCAACCAAACCGCAAAATGTGTTTTTGCGGTATGTCGAGACCCTCATTTAATGTATTGGGTATGAAACCAGAATTTTGCAATTCATGCAAAAGTGAAAACATGATTAACGTCATTGATAAGCGTTGCGTATGCGGGAAATTAACTAGTCCAAATTTTAATTATGAAGGTCTGAAGGGTAAGTACTGTGATTCTTGTAAATTGGAAAATATGGTCGACGTGCGAAACTCAAAATGTGACTGCGGTAATCGTGTAAATTTCAATTATCCTGGTCTAAAACCTAAATATTGTAATACATGCCGTCTAGAAGGTATGGTTAATGTTACGCATGCAAAATGTATAACTTGCAAAGAAACACAATCAAGATTTAATTACAAAGGTTTAAAACCTCAATATTGTTCACAATGTAAAAAACACGATATGATTGACGTTTATCGCAAATTATGTGATTGTGGAAAATCACAACCAACATACAACTTAGACGGTCTATTGCCTGGATATTGTTTACAGTGTAAACAAGATTATATGGTTGATACTAGACACCCAAAATGCAAAACACATTTATGTTTCACAAGAGTTTTAGATAAATATGACGGATATTGTTTATTTTGTTATATAAATTTGTTTCCTGACAAACCAGTATCACGTAATTACAAAACAAAAGAATTCGCAGTAGTTGAATTTATCAAAAACGAAATTACAGAATACAATTGGATATCTGATAAACAAATAAAAGAAGGTTGCTCTAAAAGAAGACCCGATTTATTATTAGATTTAGGATATCAAGTGATAATTATTGAAGTCGACGAAAACCAACATATCGACTATGATTGCTCTTGTGAAAATAAACGACTTATGCAATTGTCCCAAGATTTAGGACATCGTCCAATTATATTTATTCGATTTAATCCAGACGATTATGTAAATAAAGATTCTGAAAAAATAGTTTCCTGTTGGGGATATAATAAATCTGGAATATCAATTATCAAAAAAACTCAGAAAAAAGAATGGCGAGAAAGATTAGAATCATTGAAACAACAAATAAATTATTGGTGTAATCCGGAAAATGTAACCAATAAAACGATCGAAATTATCCAACTTTACTATAACCAAGAAGTATAATTAAATATATAATGAATGATGTTATTTACATATAATAAAATATATATGCGTTTTTTTTATATATAATTTTAATTGTATATATCTATGAATCTAGAATTAAAAAAATTTGATATGAAAACTATTAGTTTTAAACCTAATGAAAGCAAGGGACCAGTTGTAGTGCTAGTTGGCAGACGCGATACTGGCAAGTCGTTCCTTGTCAGAGACCTTTTATATTACCACCAAGATATTCCAATTGGAACTGTTATTGCAGGAACAGAAGAGGGAAACGGGTTTTACGGCAAATTGGTGCCGAAATTATTTATTCACAATGAGTACAATACTGCGATCATTGAAAATATTTTAAAAAGGCAAAGACAAGTATTAAAACAGATTAAAAAAGAAATGGAAGCGTATAAAAGAAGCAATATCGATCCACGAGCGTTTGTTATTTTAGATGATTGTTTGTATGATGCAACATGGGCGAGAGATAAAATGATGAAATTGTTATTTATGAATGGTCGTCACTGGAAGATTATGCTTATTATTACAATGCAATACCCGCTTGGTATTCCACCAACTCTCCGCACCAACATAGATTATGTTTTTATTCTTCGCGAACCCTATATCGCAAATCGAAAACGTATTTATGAAAATTATGCGGGTATGTTTCCCACGTTTGAGTCTTTTTGTCAAGTAATGGACCAATGTACAGAGAATTATGAATGTTTGGTTATGAACAATAACGCCAAATCCAACAAACTACAAGATCAGGTATTTTGGTACAAGGCTGAAAACCACAATGATTTCAAATTAGGGTCAAAAGAGTTTTGGGAACTGTCCAAAGGAATTAATTCTGACGACGAAGATGAGCAATATGATCCCAATAATGTTAAAAAGAAGGGACAAGGACCTAAAATCAGCGTGAAAAAGAGCAAGTGGTAAATAATATAAAATAAAATTAATCATATAAAAATAATTTTATATGTTTTTATATACAATGAAAAAGAGAACGATTATAATAGAAAATAATGAATATGATATCACGCATTTTAATCATCCTGGAGGAAGTGTAATTAATTATATGACACAAGGTCAGGACGCAACTCAAGCATTCAATGAGTTTCACTATCGTTCAAAAAAAGCAAAAATAGTTTTACAAGCGTTACCCAAAGTATCAATAACATCGCCACCTGAAAACAAGGAAGACAAAGAAATGTTGGAAGATTTCTCCAAGTTTAGAAATTCATTAATCGAAAGAGGATTTTTCAAACCAAATTATTCACATGTATTTTATATATTGTTTGAATTATTGGCGCTGTATTTGTTATCCGCGTATGTAATACAATATAATATTATAGCATCAATATTACTTTTCGGATTGGTTGGTGGAAGGGCGGGATGGGTGCAGCATGAAGGTGGACATACATCCCTTACAGGTAATATAAAAATCGACAAACAAATTCAAAATCTATTTTTTGGTTTTATTCTTTTCGGCGACGGTTCAATGTGGAATAATATGCACAATAAACATCACGCCACACCACAAAAAATAGGACATGATATTGATTTAGATACTGCTCCCCTCGTAGCATTCCATGAAGGCGCAATGGAAAATACCAAACAAACCGCTCTTACGAAATTATGGTTGAAATATCAGGCGTATACTTTTTTACCGATTACGTCTGGATTGTTAGTAATTACATTTTGGAATTTATATTTACACCCAAGAAAAGTGATCCGTGATAAAAATATTTTACAAGCGTTGTTAATATTGTCCGGACATATAACGAGAATATACTTGTTTATGACATTCGCATCTACCGATATTTGTTGGGCATTTCTTTATCATTATCTCGCAATATGGATAACCGGAATATATTTATTCGGACAATTTTCGTTGTCTCATACATTTACACCGACTATCGAGAAAAATGAAAACCCGAATTGGGTGCGTTATGCGATTGAACATACCGTTGATATTAGTCCAAAGAATAAATTAGTTGGATGGATAATGGGTTATTTAAATAATCAAGTGATTCACCATTTATTCCCGTCCATGCCTCAATATAGAGGACCAGAAGTAAGTGAAGAATTGATATTGTTTTGCAAAAAATGGGATATAAAATATACTATAATGAGTTATTATGAGGCGTGGTATCAGATGTTAAACAATCTTAACAAGGTGGGAAATGAAATAAAAGTCGGAAATGACATACATTAGTTATAAAATAAATCTATGTAACCGATCTTTTTGTTAAATACCATATACCGTTGTAATATATGATTTTAAAACTATATGACGCATAAGTGGAACCAATATTTGATAAAGAAGAACCCTGAATTCCGGTAGAATTAATAGGGTTTCTATTAGTAGAAGGTCTCGACATATGCAATATTGTATTTGTTCCAGCGGCATTAATATTTAAGGTTGAAAAAGAATAAGACACTATCATAAAAGACGTACCATTTGTTGGTGAATTTGGTAAATTTACGTTCAATGTTGTTCCTACAGTTGTTATTAATATATTTTGAGGACTTGATGTAGTTAAATTCATAGTGGTTCCAGAACTATATAAAATAGTCTCGCTTATAACAGATTGCGCAGAAAGTGAAGCAGTAGTAGTTATTTCAGAGACAGATGAATTACCTAATACAATTTGATTTGATGCAGTTATTACCGAATTCGCACCAATTGCTGTTGAATTCGTATAACTCGAATTACCCGAATTTGTATTTAAACCTATAAATGTGCAATTAATGCCGCCAGTATTACCAGTAATACCAACATTACCACCGCCAGATCCATACCCTATTGCAACGTTACCGACTCCACTTGTATTAACACGTAATGCCCCACCACCAATTCCAACATTTGCATGATATATATTATTATTTAATGCGCCTTGTCCAATTGCAATATTGTTTACACCACTTTGGTTCATATATAGAGACCGATTACCAATGGAAACATTATTCCATCCACTTATATGAGAGAATTGAGAATACGCCCCTACTGCAGTATTATTATAACCCGATGTGTTATTTAAAAATGCATTAGACCCAATAGATGTATTATTAATTCCGGTTGTATTAGTTGTTAATGAATCATGACCAATTGCAGTATTATCGTAAGCAGAAACCATAACAGAAGAATCAAGTGCATTTATACCAAATGCCGTATTTTGAGAACCGGTTGAAGTTCCTTGACCAATTCTAACACTATTTACAAACGAATCTGCGGTTGTTGTAATTGTAGTTGCGTATATATTGTTTGCAGTTATATTTTCTCCAAATATAAATTCTCCTGTTATATCTATACCAGGCAGACCATGTGGTCCTGTTGCTCCAGTTTCACCAGGTGGACCATTTTCACCAGGTGGACCAGTTTCACCTTCTACACCACTTGACGTTAATAATTCTTGACTATTCATAACATATAAATTATTGCATGTTATAGTGTCACTATAAATAGAAGATCCAGTTACTACATTCACATTTAATCCAGATAAAGTAATATTTGAATTCAATTTATCAGAAGTAATTGAATTATTCGAAATATCACTGGTTTCAATCTTGCTGCAATATAATAATCCAGCATCATCTGATTTAAGTATTCCATTAGATATATCAACCGCTAAACCTTGAGGCGAAAACACAAATTCCATATAATTACGTTCAATACCATTTTGTTCCATATATAAATTAATAATATTATTATTTTGTATATGTAATTTATATGATTGTTTGATTAGTTACATACCATACACCACTATTATAAACAATCGTTATTCCCCATATACCAAAAAACCATCCAGAAGAATCAGGACTAGTAACAAACATTGAGATTGATGTTGCTAATGCAGGTTTAGTTGTATTAGATACGGTAGTTCTTGGTCTAGGTAGATTTTGAATAGTATTAGTACCCGATCTATTTATTACAACAGTAAAATTTGTAAATCTAGTTATTTCAAAAGACGTACCATTTATTGGACTATTCGGTAACGTTATTGTGGTTCCGGTTGTATTTGTTATTATTATATTTTGAGGACTTTGGGTAGTTAATGTAATACTGGGTGTTGCTGAATATAATGCAACTTCAGCGATAACAGATGAAACTGAAATTGAACCACTAGTAGTTATTTGTGTAACGGATGAATTCCCCAATACAATTTGATTGGATGCAGTTATTACTGAATTTGCTCCAATTGCTGTTGAATTCGTATAATTCGCATTACCTGAATTTGCATTTAAACCTATATATATGCAATTAATGCTACCAGTATTACCTAGTGAACTACCGGATCCATGCCCTACTGCAACGTTACCATAACCAACCGTATTATAATACATCGATCCAACACCAACCGCAATATTTGCGTTAGCTTTATTATAGAACAATGAATCATTCCCAATTGCAACATTATTATCTCCATTTTCATTCGCATATAGTGATGCACGACCAAGAGAAACATTTTGTAGACCGTCTATATTACATAATTGAGATTCGACTCCTACTGCAGTATTAAAATTTCCCGATATATTATATGAAAGTGCATGAGACCCAATAGATGTATTATCATATCCTGACGTATTACTTGTTAATGAATTATAACCAACCGCAGTATTACTTCCGATAGTTCCTATAACAGAATCAAGAGCATTTATACCAAATGCCGTATTTTGAGAACCGGTTACAGTTCCTTGACCCATTCTAATACTATTCACAAACGAATCAGTGGTTGTTGTAATTGTAGTTGCGTATATATTATTTGCAGTTATATTTGACCCAGATATAAATGTTCCCGTTATGCCTATACCAGGTAGACCTTGTGGTCCTGTTGCTCCAGTTGCGCCAATTGGTCCAGTTTCTCCTTGTAACCCTATCGGTCCAGTAGGTCCTGTTGACGAGCCTTGTTGTGTAAGTTGACCATTATTAACATATAAGTTATTGCATGTTATAGTGTCACTATAAATAGAAGATCCAGTTATTACATTCACACTTAACCCAGATAAAGTAATATTTGAATCCAATTTATCAGAAGTAATTGAATTATTCAAAATATCGCTGGTTTCAATCTTGCTACAATATAAAAATCCAGCATCATCGGATTTAAGTATTCCATTAGATATGTCAACTGCTAAACCTTGAGGCGAAAACACAAATTCCATATAATTCCGTTCCTGACTCATATATAATATATAATTTAATAATATATTTTTTAAATTTAAAATGTATTATTTATGATTATTCTTCATAAATTTATAAATTACTTATTGCTCAACACAATATTTTCGCTCTCAAATAATTCCTGACGAATATCCGCTACAGAAATGCTATCGTTTTGCATTAAGTTCGATTCCTGAGTATTCATATTTTTAATGCCTACAAGATTTCCCTCTTCATCAATTCCCTGGGACACGGTACTTCCCGATTTCTCGGAATTTTTAATATTATCTTCGATCGCCTTCTGCTTGGTCTCCTTGACACGCTGCTCAAACGCCGACTTTGCAAACGTCTCATTCTTGATTTTTTCAGACATTAACTGATTCAATTCCTCCTCCATATACTCAGTCTTTCCAGTCTTATACGCCTCCGGGTCCCAGCACAACCACTGCCCAATCGGACCCACAAAAATATCAAAATTAGGATCAATCTCTCTCAACATCTTGCATCTTAATTCCGCCTCCTGTTGGGTCGGATACGATCCACGGCACTTGAATCCACGCACCGAAGTCTGAAAATTGTGCTGGATGTTGAACTCATTCTCTAATTTTTCCTCATTTTGATCCACAAAGGTTTTATATTCATTATCAATATTGGTTTTGGTTAATTCGACTTGTTCGTCTTTCACAAATTCCTCGAAATCCTTCATTACATCTTCCAACGAAACCTTGTATTTGAAAGACACGAAATTCAAAAATTGAGTGAATTTCTCCATGGATTTATTAAACTCCCATCTCTTTAGGAACTTCTCAAAAAAATACATATCTTTCTGCTTTAGAATTTTTTCCGGTGTAATAAATGAAAAACAACCAAAATTTTGTCCGGCAATTGACTTATCCACATCTAATAAATCCACATATTTTGGATTTGGTTTTCCGTTCTTTGTCTTTTTAGGAAAATCGTTTTTGGGTTGCAGAAATTTCGAATGACTCATTTTAAATATATTAAGACGTATTTTTTAAGTATTAATCGCAAAATATTTTTTTTCTTATTCTTTTATATAAATATGAACAGTATAATTGATTTTCCCGAATTAATCAAAAGATTAGTCAAGTATGTCTTTGAAGGTTTAATTGTCGCCATTGCCGCATTCGCTATTCCTAAACAATCCTTAAATTTCGAGGAAATCGGATTATTAGCCTTAACCGCTGCCGCCACCTTTAGCATTTTGGATACTTACATTCCTAGCATGGGTGTGAGTGCTAGAACTGGTGCCGGATTCGGGTTAGGCGCTAACTTAGTTGGGTTCCCTGGCGGTCTCTAAACCATATGTGTTGTCTGATAAATTCATATAATATTTGATTCGTTGAAATATTATATCGTTGAAATATTATATCATGTTATATTATAATATGACGGAGGAGATATTATTATTTAAATATTATGATGTGCCTATATCTAAACCAGAATATTTGAGTGATAGTGATTATGCTGAATTAAAAATATGTGCTAATTATGAAATTAATAAACTCAATAAAAATTGTTGGAGACTACTAGAGTCCGAAAATTATAATTGGAGTTATAAAGGTAATGATAGTGGTGCGTGTCAATTTATTGGTTTAAATAAAAATCTAAAAGGTATTGAAAATCCTCAATTATACGAAGAACTTGTTAAATTATTTGATATGAAAGATTTTAATGATGATTTTGAACCAAATACGGAAATAATAGAAAATGGACCTACAAAATTTTCAAAATTTATCAAATATATTTTATATAAAAATGATAAAATAGAAAAATCTGATGTTGCTCCTCAGGATGTTGCTCCTCAGGATGTTGCTCCTCAGGATGTTGCTCATCATGATCCTCCTCTTGCAGAAAATGAAAGTGATTTTGAAAAAAGATTATATGCGTTTCCGGAAACAACAGGAGGAAAACCCAAATCACGTCGTTCTAATAAAAAGAGGTCTAATAAGAAGAAATCCAATAAGAAGAAGAGAACTAACAAAAAGAAAACTAATAAAAAGAAAAGAAAAACCAACCGTCGTCGTTAAAAATAAGTCAACAAATTAATATTTATTATTTAGTTACATATAATAAATATTCAAAGAATCCTTCCCTCTATACTGTCGCAATAAATTCCCAATCCAATTCGCTGCACATTTTTTTCCAGATTTCGTCCTGCTCTATTATTTTCTCACGATCTTTCAACATTGGGATTTCATTCAAATATTGTTTTTCGTTCAACAGTTCGCACAATTTGTACAACGCATAATAATAATTCAAGAAATTCACACGATAATCTGGACAATTTTTGGAGTACGGCGACTGCAGTTCCATAAACAAATTGCACAACGTTTCTTCCAATTCTTGCGACATAATAGGCGGTTTAATCCCCAATTTATTCTTAATGTACGCAATATGTTCATAATATTTATTGTATCCCAACTTCTTGAATATTTCTTTCGCCTTGTAATAAGTTAATTGACTAACATCGATACGTTCCTTTTTAATCTGCTGCTTGATATTTTCAATAACTTCTTCGGTTATCTGCGTCGTTTCTTTCCCCTGAAACTGCGCCAATATTTCCTTGAAATGATTGATTTTCTTGTACGCATAAAAACATACTTCTTTCGGCGGTTCCTTATAAGACGGTTTTTCGTTCTCGATTAAATATTGCACGTTTTTAAAACATAAATTACAAATTAGAACTCCCTCATCATCCAACGGAATTAATTCACCTTTATGACAATATGTGCACACGTCGGATGGTCTAATAAATGAATTCATGTCCAAAAAACTATCATCTACATTGCTGAGATATTTCTGAACAATACTTTGGTTCTTAGTTTCATCTGTATTTTCATTTGTGTTTTTTATTTTAAAAAATGTATTTAGGATTTTGTTTTTGGTCATCGGTTCCGCAATTTCGCCATTTGAAATGTTTTTTTTGTTCTCAAAATATTCAAAAATGTATTTAGAATTGTCCAAAAAATAATCTTTTTTTTTTGATTTTAATATTTTAATTGATTCAGTTATTTCCTTGATCTCATCTTTGATATCCATGATTTGCTCAATAGACAGTGTCGTCTCGTTTTTATTTTCTAACAACGATAATAATTCCGTTTTTTTAGACTTCAGTTTGGGTATTGTATTATATTTATCTTTAGAAAAATCATTAATAAATTCAGTATGAGTACCGTCTAGAGTAGTTGCATTTTTTTTGCTAATTTTGATTTTTTTAATATTTTTTGGTTTGAATGAGGGCATTATTCTTATAGTAAGTATTAAAAAGTTATTTAATACTTATTTATTTAAATTATAATATTTATAAAATACTACAAGTTTAATTTTTAATTATTGTTTCATAGGTATATGTAATGGAATTATCGATTAATATAAAGGACGAAAATGGTAAAGAGATTGGTGTCCAGATAGATAACATAAAATTTCAAAAAATGATGTTTTTATATAATGCTCTCAATGATGGATGGACTGTCAAGAAAAAAGACGGATCTTATATATTTAAAAAGAACCACGAAGGAAAAAAAGAAGTGTTTTTAGACACGTATTTAACAACTTTCATGAAGGATAATTTAGATATTCAAAAACTTTTAATACATTAGTACGAGTGAATTTAATATAAAATAATTAATATTCAATCAAAATTATGAAATTATGTGAATGGTGTTTATATGAAATAATTATCCAATATGACACTCTTATAAGGTGTAAATCGAAAAATAAATAATAATTTAGAATAATGATATAATTGCGAGTCAAAATTTAATTAAATTTAATTAATTTAATTAAATGTTTTTTTCCAAATTTTTTTTCTTTTAGGAATATATAAAATGGGAGGTGGTTTAATGCAGCTCGTTGCCTATGGCGCTCAAGATGTTTACCTTACTGGAAATCCTCAGATTACTTTTTGGAAAGTTACGTACCGTCGTTACACTAACTTTGCCGTCGAGTCGATTGAACAAACATTCAATGGACAAGCCGATTTTGGACGCAGAGTCCAATGCACCATTAGCAGAAATGGTGACCTTGCTTACCGCACCTACCTTCAGGTTACTCTCCCCGAGATCAACCAACAGATGGCGACTCATGCCCGTTGGTTAGATTTCCCCGGTGAGCAACTTATTGCCCAGGTTGAGGTCGAGATCGGTGGTCAACGTATTGACCGTCAATATGGTGACTGGATGCACATCTGGAACCAGCTCACCATGTCTTCTGAGCAACAACGCGGATATTTCAACATGATTGGTAACACCACTCATTTGACCTTCATCACGGATCCCTCTTTCAGCGACATCGATGGTCCTTGCGACTCCGATGCTCCCCGTCAAGTGTGCGCTCCCCGCAATGCTCTCCCTGAGACCACTCTTTACATTCCCCTTCAATTCTGGTTCTGCACCAACCCCGGTCTTGCTCTTCCCTTAATTGCTCTCCAATACCACGAGGTCAAGATCAACCTTGATATCCGCCCTATTGATGAGTGCTTATGGGCCGTTACATCCCTCAGCTCCGCTACGTCTGGTTCCAAGGCTGCCTCGGTTGCCTACAACCAATCTTTGATCGCTGCTTCCCTCTACGTTGACTATGTCTTCCTTGATACTGATGAGCGCAGACGTTTCGCCCAGAACCCCCATGAATATTTGATCACCCAGCTCCAGTTCACTGGTGATGAGTCGGTCGGATCTTCCAGCAACAAGATCAAGTTGAACTTCAATCACCCCGTGAAGGAGCTCATCTGGGTCGTGCAATCTGACAAGAACGTGGATTACTGCTCTTCTTTGATCAACACCAACGCTTTATTCAAGGTGCTTGGTCCCCAACCCTTCAACTACTCCGATGCTATTGATGCTCTCCCCAACGCTATCCATGCTTTCGGAGGCATGAAGTCCATCGCCCAAAACACCAACTCTTTCATTGACTCCAATGGTTTATTCCAGGATGCCGGTGCGGTTGATATTTCGGGTTATCCTACCAGCGCTTTCTGGCAGGATACCAATGAGATCTACGACGCTGTCAACATGGATGGTAACACCAATTCCTTTGAGTCTGGTGTGTCTGATGCCGGCACATTCGTCTTAGCCGAGACCTCCTTAGACATGCATTGCTGGGGGCAAAACCCCGTGGTGACTGCTAAGTTACAGCTCAATGGTCAAGATCGTTTCTCTGAGCGTGAAGGAACTTACTTCTCGTTAGTGCAACCTTACCAAGCGCACACCCGTGCTCCTGATGAGGGTATTAACGTGTACTCCTTCGCTCTCCGCCCAGAGGAACACCAACCCAGCGGCACGTGCAACTTCTCGCGCATTGATAACGCCACCCTCCAACTCGTTCTTTCGAACGCCACGGTTGAGGGCACCAACACCGCCAAGGTGCGTGTGTATGCTACCAACTACAATGTGCTACGCATCATGTCGGGTATGGGCGGGTTGGCGTACAGCAATTAAATAAACTGAAATATTATATTTCACTTAAAACTAACTTAAAAAGATCATATTATATAATTATATAATATGAATTACAAACTCTCATATAATTTTGACGAAACATTAAATTGTGGAATTATACATGTCAACAATCAACAAATTCTAATGGATTTTGCAGATTTATTTTCAATTATAAACTTTGATAAAAATTTTATATATTTTTATCCAGAAGATAATGATTATCCATATTATTTACGCCATAATAGTAAAATTTCATATTTAGAACATTTATTTACATATGACCCGTACAATATTGACTATATTTTCAAGAATAATAACAAATATGATTTGAGACGAAATAATATTGAGGTTTATCATAAATTTCATAAAATAGTAGAGAAAAAATATGATATTATTGAATATATACCAGGTCACTATATAGATAATGGAAGGGACGCATATCATATGAAAAACCCAATGTGGAAAATTAATGAAAATGGAAAAGAACTTTTGTTAATGTACTGTGAAAAAGATACACTTATAAAATTATGTCCAATTGCGTTAGACAAAATTAGAGAACACGAAAAAAATCATAACAATAATATTAAAATTACATTTTTCAAATTACAAAATATGTATATTATGGGAGCAACACAGTTGTATATTCATCAAATAATTATGGATTGTCATGGAAACGGAAAAGGCACAAAAAATATAAGTGTGGATCATATCGACCAGGATCCATTGAACAATACATGGGAAAATCTTAGAATTGCATCAAGAGAAGAACAAGAACAAAATACCAAGGGTATAAAACCAGGTACAAAGAGAGAACGAAAACATAATGCACAAGACTTACCAGATGGTATAACACAAGAATCTATGAGAAAATACGTGTGTTACTATAAAGATTATGCAGATAAAGAAAAAACAATATTGAGAGAATATTTCAGAATCGAAAAACATCCAAAAATGGATAAGTTATGGTCTACAACAAAATCATGTAAAATATCAATCCATGAAAAATTAGCACAAGCTAATAAAGTAATAGATGATTTAGAACATAATATTTATCCAGAGTCAAAAGAAGAAATATTACCAACATACGTATCACTAATTATGTTTAGAGAAAAACCGCATTTAGTTTTTGATAAAAAAGTAGACGGAAAACGATTAAATTTGAAAATGGTTTTACCTCAAGATTATGATTTGCAAGACCAACTCAAAATATTAAGTGAAAAAATAAATACGAAATATGAGTTGACTATTGATTGTTAAAAGGGAGTGCATAAAAATAAAAGGGAGTGCATAAAGTTAAAAGGGAGTGCATAAAATTATTTACAATCAGAATCCACCATTTCTTTCACCAATTCTTCAAACGTATATGTAATATTCCATCCTAATTCTTTTTTCGCCTTTGTACTATCTCCCAACAATTCATCCACTTCAGCAGGTCTGAAATACTTTTCAGAAATTCGAATCAATTCTCTACCCGTGATTGAATCGTACCCGATTTCATTTAATCCTTCACCCTTCCATTTTATATCAAAACCTTTCAAAGAAAACGCCTTTTCGACAAATGAACGTACACTATGATATTCATTTGTCGCCAACACATAATCATCCGCCGTATCATGCTGCAATATTAACCACATTCCATAAACATAGTCTTTTGCGTGCCCCCAATCTCTCAAAGAATCCAAATTTCCCAAAACTAAACACTCTTGTTTTCCCTGCAATATACTATTCAATGCAATAGTTATTTTTCGAGTGACAAAATTATGTCCTCTTCTCGGACTTTCATGATTAAACAAAATACCCGAACAAGCATACATTTGGTAAGACTCACGATAATTTTTAGTTATCCAATACCCGTATAACTTAGCGACACCGTAAGGAGACCGAGGATAAAACGGGGTGGTTTCGGTTTGAGGCACTTCTACGACTTTTCCATACATCTCCGAAGTGGACGCTTGATAAAAACGTATTTTATCATTTGGAATACCACAATTGCGCACCGCCTCTAGTAATCGCAATACACCAACCCCGTCAATATCTGCGGTATATTCCGGCAGATCGAACGAGACTTTAACATGACTCATTGCACCCAAATTATATATTTCTAATCTGGATAACGATTCGCCGTATTTATTTTTAATTTCATTAAAAATATTCAATAAATTCACAGAATCGCACAAATCTCCGTACCTTAAAAACAATTTCGTATTGTTAAAAATATGCTCGATACGATTCGTATTTATGTTAGATGACCTGCGTATGATACCCCAAACATCATACTCTTTTTCCAATAATAATTCGGACAAATAAGAACCATCTTGTCCAGTGATTCCAGTGATTAATGCGACCTTCATTTATAAATAATTATTTCAATTCTTTAAGTTTATTTTTATTTCGAAAATAAAATTGAAATGAAAAACTAATAAAGACAAAATACACAAATTACAACAAACACAATACAATAAAATGTCACACAATCAAAATCAAACTCAAACCCAAGAAAACGAAGACT